CGGTGCTTTCCAATGCAGGTATTAATACGTTATTTATATAATCTTTTATATCATTCGGAGCTTTATCAAATAATGCCTTTAAAACTTCCGGGGTATATCCTTCTTCACTTTTGGGCTGATTTGGCAAGCTTTGATGATAGTTTAAATCTGTTAATAATCTATCTATTGCCATGTTATGCCTCCTTTATTTAGACTCGCCGCCAGCTCTTGCGGCAAGATTAATTGATAATACTGTTGCAGATGTCATGTTGGAATTGTTCTTTAATATAAGTTTGAAATAAGTGAATTTTTTCGCTTTAACTTTAAGTCTGAAAGGCTGAGGATTATATCTGGTATTATAAGTCCAATTTTCATAGTCAAGCCTTGCATAATCAAAGAGGTTGTATTCTATTGTCTGTATTTCTGTTGTATTTATATTTCTATCTGTTTCCCACTCTACGTCAAGACTTACTTTTATCTCAGGTTTGAGAGATATCCATATTCGATTAAGATATTTTCTTAACCATTCTGCTCCAAAGTCGTAAAAATTCATTTCCCAGTATGCATCTATAGTAATACCTTCATCAGTAGGTCTATCATCGTCAAAACACATTATCGTACCTTGAGTGCCAAAATATAAATCACCATCTATAACTAAAAAGCATGTTGGCTTATGGCCTAACTTGTACCGATACCATACATCAATACGATAATTATATATCCATACATCATTATCATGACATATCCAATACTCCCATTTCTGTTCATAATCGCATGTTATGCATTTACTTAAGTCTATATTATCCAAGTCCGGTTGTACTCTCTTACTCTTGTATACTGCGTTTCTCTCGTCTCTTACGTTTGTTGATATCCATTCGTAAACGCCTTCCATAAGTGTGTAAGGATTATTTTGTATTACTCTGCTCTGATTAAATGCCACATTACCTTTTACACTGTTTAATGGATATAAAGGAAATGAAACCAATTTATCACCTAGCTCATCATATTCTAAGTTGTAATATGAATACCATGCTTCATTTTCCTTAAATATGATCTGTCTATCATATTGTCTTACTATATCCGTAATGGCATACTCGCTTGAACCTACATCATTAAAATACAATTCCGGAAAGTATTCTGCAGAAGGTACACCGTCTGCCAATTCGCTGTAATATGTCCTATTTGGTGTATCAGGATTACCCCATATAAATACCCTTGTATCATTACTACCACCAAATAACATTGCAGCTCTGCATTTTAGCACAGCATCTCTATTACCATTTCCCTTAGTCCACTGTATTTCAAGAGTGTTGAATCCTTTTTCTAGTCCGGCAAATGTGACTATACCTTTTTCTTTGTCTACTGTATATTTGCTCGTTTCTTGCAATTCACCTTCTACCCATACTTTATCTACTCTATCAATATTTGTTTCTGCAAGTTGAAAAGTTGTAGAAGAACCATCAGGCGAAAACTGTTGTCGCTTCTTACCTGTAAGTAGATTAACAGGCTCATACAGGGTACCGCCTCCCCCCGGTGGAGTGCTTACTGCAATTAATGGAATATATCCCTCCACATCAACAATATTTCCACTACCCGTCCATTTTTTATATTCTGCTCCATTAAGTATGTACACATTATCATTAAAAGCAAAAAATACTGTTTTTGCATCAGTAAGTGTGCCTATGCTTGTATTGGTACCAGTAATCATGTCATGTTCATATACATTACCGTTACAAGCAAACAAAAAATGGTATGTTCCATTTAGTTTTCCATACCACATGCCCCTTACTATGCCTTGTATATTGTCAAACAGTTTTCTGTACCCTTCTCTTTTTTTAAGCTTGTAATTTTCTGTTATGCGAAAGTTTTGCATATCTCCGCTTTCGCCCAGTTCAATTTGTGTATCTCCTGTTGTATCTATGTTAATACCCAAAAACCTACTAATTTCAGTTGGAATTCTTTTTGTAGTTTGTCTTATTGTTGCCATTATAAATCACCCGCCATGCCGGATAATACGCCGTATACGTCAGTAATTTTTTTTGACACTGCCGGTATGTTTCTCTTTAATTCTTCATAACGCTGCTGAAAGAATGATGCTGAATCCGGATCCTCTGTCAGCATTAAATGTGCTGCTAAGCCATACGGCATAATTATAAGTGCTGTTCTATCAGATACCTGTAATGTATCATTTATTGTTTCAACTTTAACTGGTATTTTTGATACATCTTCTTTTTGTAATAATTCTGCTTGCAATATTGTGAGTATTCCAGGCGTTTTTACTTGATATCCTTTTGTGTTTGTTGGATTTATTATTCCTGTTTCTTCTCTCTCATCTATTAAATCCATGGTTATGTCAAACACTTCTTTGGCTGTTACCATGTCACCACCTCCATATAGAATAAAAAGGCAGAAAGCTTTTACACTCTCTGCCTTAATGGTGATAAGACTATTTACTATCTTCTTTTTTATCTTCTTTTATGGGTTTACCTTTTTCATCACACTCGGAAACAAATTTAAAACCTGATTTTTCAAAGGCTGAACCCTGATTTTTGTCCCTTGCTATTAATGTATCGCCTTTATCGTTTTTATATAAAAGCATCTAAATTACCTCCTTATGCTGCTGTTTTATGAACGTATAATGCACCTTTCTTATTATCTAAGACAAATGCATCATAGCGTACTCTACCTTCAACTAACCAACCATTAATGCCTGGAGGATTGTTATGTGTCTTATAGTCAGACAGCTTCTCTGCTGCAACAGTAGCAGCCGGATGTGCGATAATAAATGCCGTATTAGCTGGTAAATAAACAGAAGGTACTTTGATTATTTTTACATTGTCTATTTCCCCGACCTGTCCATTTACAAGCATTTTCTGAGAAATGTCACCGGATTTGATAAACGTGGGATCTTGCTTTATTAAGTTATAAAAAGCAGGGGTAACAAATGCAACTCTTTTTACCTGTGGCACTTTGTTATCATCTAGGTACGCAGTTCCGGCAAGGAAAGACTCATAAGCATTAGACTTTGTTACTTCTGCCGTTGCTTTTCCTCCTGCTGCTATCGCAGCAGCGCTCATTACAGCTAATCTATATGTGTCAATTTCAGGTACAATAACCTCGTCAATTTGTCTGGCAAGCGCCTTTCCTGCCTGCATTACCATGTTTGTGTCCTGATAGTTCTTTCTGTCAATTGTAAATGTGAAAGACCTATCCTTTGAAAGCTGCATTGTCTGAACTGTATTCTGTAGTTCGTCCGGTTCTCCATATCTGTTGCTGCCTGTTATTTGATAATCATTCATGACAACAGTGGGTATGCCATACACAGTTATTGAATTTACGCCTTCCCAGTCATATTCATGATTAACTGCTACCTCTGTAAGTGACTTTAGTTTAAATCTCTCATCAACTTTTGTACTATACTTACTTGCTAAGTTTATAGCCATATACATCATCCTTTCTTGTATTTTTTAAAATTAAATTGAATTAAAACCAATCAAAAACGGATCTTCTGAGGTTTCTTCTTTACTTCCATGCTCTGTTACACTACCAACTACAGCTTTTTTGCTTACTTCTTCTTTTTGCTTGGCTGCAGCTAGTGCGTTTTTAAGTTCTGTATATGCGTGTTCCATATACGCATATTTTAACGGTACGCCTTTGTCAACTTGCTGCCAAACACTGGTTGGGATATCCTCAGCTTTTACATCAGGAAAAGTTGTCAAAAAGTCTTGGTATTCTTTTTGTTTTTTCTCCTGTGCTGCGGCCGCTTCTTCTTTTTTCTTTATTTCTTCACGGAATTTTCGATTTTCAAGAATTTCCCTTGCAAGGTCTGCAGGAATGTTTTTTTGAATAAGCTCATTAAGCTTCTCTTGTTCTTCCTGCTTTCGTACAGCTTCAATATACTGCTCTGGCGTCATGTTGTATTTTTGAGCTTGCTGATTTACATACAACAATCGTGGATCAGACTCCAATTGTTTGAGCCGTTCCATTACTTTGTCATAATTCATACCTTTTTGTGCAAGCATTACCGCTTCATCAAGTGAGATTTCTTTCTCTTCATGATTGTATTTAATCTTGATTTTTTGCGGCTGTATTTCTTTTGTCTGTTCTGTTTGTGTCTGCTCAGTTGTCCCCTTTGATGTCTGCTGCTCCGATTCGGTCGTTGGTGTTGCGCCCTCCCCGGTTGGCTGTTGCTCACTTTCTGTCTCTGGTATGACAGAATCAATATCATCAGGCAGAATCGCATCCTCTTCTGCAAATAACTGCAGATTTATTTTTCTTTTCAAATTAATCTCTCCTTTCGCTATGGTTGGCGATTTTTACATTAAAAAAAGCGATTGTTTAAAACAGTCGCTCTTATATATTTGAAGTGGCTATTAAACCACTTGCTGACTTTGAATCATCATTTGCTTTACTGTTGCCTCCATTTGTTCGGCCGGCAATGACTTAATTTTTTCTTGTACGTCAGGCGACAATGTTTCAACAAACCTTGCCATTTGCTCATATAATAGTTGCTTATCTTGGTCCTGTTGCATACGCTCTTCAAGTTTATTTATAAGCTCTTGTTTGCGTGGGATATATTCACCCGGTATCCTTTCAAGATAATCTATTATGTCAAGATATCCACTCGACAATAGATTATCCAATGTCTGCACTGCTGCTATCTCACTCCAATAAGAAGCCTCACCAACATCTGCTCTTATATTGAACCACATATTCTTAAGCACACTAAAATCAAAAGTAGCAAGTTGCTTTATTCCATTTTTTTGTATTACTATTGGCCGGACTCCATAATAGGTTCCCATCATATCTAAAAGTATTCTACCTATATTTTCAATCCATCTATATAGGTTGGCCTTTGGATTTTGTAACGGCACTATAGAAGATTTCTGTACTGCTATTATTGCACTTGTGTTTTTCGGATCTATTTGTCCAAGCGCCGCATCTGAAATTCCCATAGTTTCCTTAGTATACTGCATTGCAAGCTCTATACATTGTATAATTTGCTGTGACATTTCTCCGGGCTTCAGATATGTGGCAACATTGCCTATGTTTTGGCTGGGGTCTAATGTTACTCCTATAGCCTGCGCAATCTCGTTTGTCCACTCAGGAATAACAGCCGAATTATATACTGCTTTGGGAAATGCAGTCATCATAAGGTGATACATCACCATTGCAAACATACGGTTTATAAAAATCTGATTCGGTAATAATCCTGTACATATTGCCCTACCATGATATGTATTCTTTTGTCTTTCCCAGTTCAGCCATGCCACTGGGTAAAGGTCTAATCCTGTGTCAATGTCTTTGTATATATAAGCGTTTTCTACACTTTTGCTTGCCTTTATCCTGCCTGTCTTTTTGTCTCTTCTATAAACAATAATGTAAAATGCTTTGCCGTATTCATCTGTTTCAACCTCAATTTCACCTGCATCACCGGCTTGACTTTCATAGTTGCGGTCGCTTTCGATTTGCTCGACTTCTTTACTTTTATATTGCTTTGCCTCTTCTTTCAAGTTCTCAACCATATCACGTCCAGA